TTGTTTTGACGGAATGACGCCTCGAACGCCGCCCTTAGGATCTTCCGTATCACCGTCTCTACGAAAGATTAAATGTACATGCGGATACATAACAGTTTGTCCTGCACTCTCACCTACATTTAAACCAATATTGTAACCTGTGATATTAGTCTTATCACTGATTACGTTATCGTACCCCATAGTAACAGCAAAGTTAAAACATTTCATAATGCCTTCACTGTCTGCTGTTTTAGGTACAATTAATGTGTGACCTTCAGTAACCGGATACTTGTCACGAAACACTGTAAAATCTCTAGTGTCAATTTCAATGTCATTCCAAGGAGCACGGCCTTCGCTTTTTGCTAACTCTAATGTATCAGCTTTCATAACGACCTCGTCCAGTTTTTACTTTAAATTCTCTTGGACCCGGTGTAGTAAATTCCATACCAGCCATTCCGCCGACGTATGTTTTACCATTCCATCGCATGTGAATTTTATTTGTTGCAATATATACTTCAACAAACTCTTTAGATTTAAAATTGCCAACTTCTGCATCTACAACTTTGTCGTTGTGTGTGCATGTTACTGCGCATTGATCGTCATAACTCATGTGTACTCTCCTACATTTTCCCAAGGATAAACAAGCCAAACATCTTCTTCAAATTTGTTTATTTCGTGACATGTGTAACTAACAGGAACTGTAGCGTCACTTGCTAGATTATTAGTTAGGGTAGCAAACCGAACGTTACTATACCAAACTTTCTCCCATCTCGGATCATCAGGCAAACAACTAGCAGGCCAGTCTTCCTTAATCCAATTGAAAGTAGCACCAGTATCGTTAATGTCGTCTACAATAAGGATTTTCTTTGCTGTAGTAGGACCACCAATATTTGGATCACTTGCGTATCCGTATGCATCTTCTGCCATCCATAAGTTGCTTTCGCTTTGACTGTTATCGTCACGTAGACTTACTTTAAGTGCTTCGCAACGTATGCCAGTCATGTTGCTAATAATAGTAGCAGGCACATTTCCGCCTCGTGTTAGACCTACAATGTAATCAGGCCGCCAACTGTCAGCGTACATCTGATTAACAATGCTTACACACATTTTTTCTACGTCAGCCCAGCTATAATAATGTTTCTTAATATCACCCATGATTTAAATAATCCTCGTTGTGTATCCATTTACCATCTTTAACAAAACCCCATTCTTGAGCTTTCTTGCCCATATAAAAAATGCTCCAGCATGGAATTTCGTTTCCGTCTGCGTCTTTAGCAAGTTCTAACCAATGCAAATCTTTTGCTGTTCTAAAACGTATACTACCAGGCCCACGCCAAAACTTACCTTCTGAAGTGTGTTCCCAATAGCCACCTTTAATAATTAATGCTCCCCAACTCCACGGATGATCGTGTAGTGTAGGTTCGTCACTTACTAGTACTTTGTGCATAGTAATATTAAACGGAAAGTTTTTTCTGTCTTTTAAAAATAGATAGTATCTAATTAGATACGGAATTGTGTTATCTCTATCGTAGATAATACGCTCTCGTCCAATTAGTTTTAAAAACTTAAGAAACATCTGTTAGCCAATCCGTTTTAATATTTTTATATAACTCAACAACTCTGCAATTATATTCATCTTCGTTAACAGCAAGATCGTTCAGTTTTCTTTTCCACATTCCTTGAACACCTTCATCCAATTGAGGATTAGTGTCGAGTAATGTTTGAATAGATTTTGATCTACGCAATTGTACTTGTTCGTTCCACGGTCCCATGATTTAGATCCTTCCTGCTTAGTTTTAAACGGTTAATAGTCATTCCGTGCCTCTCAGTCATATCAACTAACGGTATTCCTCGAAGATTGTACATAAACGCTTCAGCCGGTGTAAGTATCATACAGTCGTTAGCTGATGTTGGCGGAACAACGGAATAGACTCTTTTTTTGTGTAAATCTAATTTGTCTTGCATAATGGCTTACTGGACGACCTATCGTTCCAGTCATCTTTATTTTGTGAATACTCACGAGTGTGAATTTGACGTACTAGTAACCCGTTTATAATTTTATGGATTACTACTTCTTTCATTAGGACCCCGTCATCTAAATTCTCTTCAAGTGCTTTTGCAAATGGTCCGTCTTTAACTTCAATTAGCATTAAACTATCTCCTCTAATATGCCAAGTGCCTCTGCAATTACAAAGCCTACTCCGGCGATTATAAATGGCGTACCCCAATATTCTAAGTAGTAGCCTCCGTATATCATTGACACTCCTGCCACAATGCGTACTGCACTTTTAACAAGGCTTACGTAAAAGTGTCCCATGCTTGGGTCTTTTGTTGCTGGCATAATTATTCTTTCTGGTATTGGCATACTATCTCCTATTTTCCACAAGCAAATTCTTGCTGTAGTTTAATGTTATCAAAAAATTCCTTCTTAGTGCCAGCGTCATCTTTAAACGCACCTTTTAAAACAGTTGTCTGTGTAAGACTGCTATTTGCCATAATGCCTCTGTTCTCACAACACCCGTGTGTTGCTTGGATGTAAACACCTACGTTAGTAGATCCAGTTGAACTCATAATCTCTCTAGCAATATCATTACATAGTTCTTCTTGTAATGTGCCACGTCTAGCACACCATTGTGCAATACGTGTATATTTGCTAAGTCCAATTAAAGTTTCTCCAGCAATAATTCCAATATATGCAACACCAGTTACGGGTTGATGATGATGTGAGCAAACACTTTTAAGCTCACTGCGTACAACTAGCATACCTTCGTATCCGTTATCTATGTGATTAGGAAATGCAGTTGCATTAGGCATAGGATCATATCGACCTGCCATTAATTCATTTACATACATTTTTGCTAGGCGTTTACCAGTATCCATACTGTTAGGATCTGTATAACGATCAATTACAAGACCGTCTAATACTGCTTCGAACTTAGGTGTAAGTTCTTCAATTAATAATTGTTTGTCGCCCTCTTGCAGGACTTCACTAATGTTGTCGCCAGCCCAAAATCTAACGCCTGCGTCTTGTAGTTTTGTTTTAATTTTTTCACTTATACTCAATTTTATTCTCCGATGTTTAGGCAGTGGATTGCCAACTTTTATATTATTTTAACACATTTAATAGATCTGAGCAACTAAAATATTGCTCATTTAGTACTTGTACCTGTTTATTTAGGCGAGGTAAGTACTTTTTATAATTTTCCATGTAATCTATAATTTGTGCAACCACTTGTTCTTTGTGTTCTTTGTATGCAGCAAATGACGTTGTCCAATCACTAGGATATTTAAACTCGTCTAATGCCATTTCAGTATAGCTTAAACGGTCCGGAACCATAGGAATAGTGTCTACAAGCGCACCCTCATACCAACTAATGCCAAGTGTTTCTTGCAAATTAGCACTGAATACTAGTTTAGCTTCACCTAATAAGTTGTGGTATTCGTTCTTTGATAGTTGCTTTTCTTGACAAACAACAAATTCATATTGCGGAAGTGCTTCTCTAAGATCTTCAAATATGTCAACTTGCTTCTCAGGAGCAACACGATGCGGAAACAAAATAAGATCTCGTTTCGGCATACCTTTGTACATTGTTAATGTATTTGCCATATACTCAAATGGCCAACCAGTTCTAATTGCTTTGTCCATGTCAACACTGTAGTTGTCATTAAACGCTTCTAAAAACATGTCAATGTGAAAGTTACTTGCAAAAAAGTTATGATTATAACATTCATACATTGACATTTCAGCATGTCTTACCCACGGTTTGTCTCCGATCAGTCTGCCTAAAAAATCAGCAGGGTCATAACTACCAGCATGCCATAAGCCACCAATTCGAATGTCCACGCCCAACAGTTCAGCCATGTAGCGCAACTGAATAACAGTTGGGTTCCACGCATCCGTATATAGGAAATAATCTCCATCTTTTACTTCTCCTTTACAAAATGCTTCAGCAATAATTTCTAACTGCTTACTTTTGTAAACATTAGTTCCACCGAAGTTGAGGAACGCCCCAGGAGTTGTTGCCTGAGGCGTATCCCCACCGTTGACTACGGTTACTGTATGGCCATGTCCTCGCAACAGATTTGGAAACTGCGTTTTCCACTGCTTAGTGTAACGTGTTTCTACTGCTTCTAAGTCAACTAGCCATATGTTCATTTAGTTTCTCCGTTTATTAAATTTCTTTTGGAATGACTTCTTATAGCCATGGCGGTTTTCAAACGCTCTAAAAGCTCTACTTTCTCGCTTATAAAGATCACGTTCATCAAATTTAAAACCGTTGAATCGACAAAATTCTTTGTACGCTTCGAGATCCGTAAAGATCTTAACCACGTCTGGCCGATCTGCAAAATAACCCATTGTAGGTCTCCTTTAATACTTTGCATATTCAATATGGGCACCGTTTTCTCCGTCTTCGGAGACATCGATGTGGACTTCACGTCCGGGGTGTTTTGTTGTGATTTGTTCATACAAATCATCTGACATCATTTCACAAGATTTATAATCTACATTAAGTTCACCTTCATACAGTTTCTCAAGCCAACGCTTGAATTGAATAAACTCAATATCTCTGTCGTTATGTGTTACAGTGATACCTACTCTAAAATGAAAGATGTGTCTGTGGGGATAACCCAAAAAACTAACATCGTATTCATCACCTGTTGCAAGACTAGGATCATCTAGTGCCGCAGGATACTTATGGATACCTTCTTTAGTGAAAGTAACCCAAATCATTCGCTTTGCATTTTGCATAGCATTTTCTTTATCGTTTGCCATATTTTCTTCTTTCATACGTCTTAACATATAGTTGTAATAAGATTCACGTTGTTGCATTTAGTATAACACCTTTCTTGATTGAAGTCAATCAATAAGTTTGTCTTTGTCATATTCACTCCAATGAGTAAATTTAGTATGATCCATAAGGTCACGAACCCTATGACACCAAACACCTGGATTAGATGCCTTAAAGCCTTTGTCATCAATTTTTAGCATAGCGTTGTAACCAAGTTGATCAACATACGGCAATGGTACACGGATCTGCGGAATAAAGTAGATATTTTCTACTAATCCACTGTCCATAAAGTCTTCTACAGCAGCAATTGGAATATCTAAGCTACAAAAAATTTCGTCATTAACGAACACTTCGATCATGTCTTCCCACTCTTCCCAGTCTGCAGCTACCCACGACTTTTGTGGATCAAAGCTATGATTAGCACCAAAAAAGATATGTTCACAGCCATATGTGCTAAACATGTCACGAATGTCAGATACATCATGAATACCGGTAACGAACAATGTTTTCTTTCCAAATGCAGGAGTTTTTTCAACTTCTACACCTACAAAAAATTTTGCTGTACTTGATACGTGACCATCTTCGTATGTACGTTCCATATTATTCTCCTGTTAACTCAGTTTCTAATTTAGCTAGTTCGTCATCTTCTCTGTCATCAGTCCACGGAACAATTTCGTCACCTGCATCGTCAACTTCAACAAACAGCGAGTTAGCAATGTTTGTAACACCACCACGTAGTCTAGAACCTTCACAGTTCTTAAGGAACGCATCAGCTTCTTTAATCATTGCAAATGCTGCTTCTTTTGTAGGCTGTTCAAATAGTTCTTCAACAAAACGATCGAAGTAAAGAATATTACGTGGTACCCAGTCAGAGTACTCATCACTCTTATCTGCTTCTTTAACTTTTCTCCAATGTCTCCAGTCTGGACGTTCTTTTGCTAATTCAATATCTGTTAAGTTGTTAGCACGTTGTACAGCAACAATATGTTGATACACGTTGTGTGACATCATTAGTGCATAACCAAAGCTATCCCAACTTGTTTTACCTTCTTTACCAATCTTGTTAAGCATACCTGGTGCATAATGACAAATGTCTGCAACACTTAAACGCCTACCAATTTCACTTTCAAACGGAAACGGAATGTCATGTCTGCCAGCAAGTGCTTTATTATCCATTGCTTTGTCCATAATAACTGACCAACGCTTTGAAGTGTGTTGACTGTTAGTGTAAACAAGACCATGTGCAGTTGCAATAAACGGTGATGCACAATCAAAACTTACTGTAAAGTTAGGATTAATATGTTTACGTACTTGTCTTTGAATACTAGTTAAGTAACATGACCAATCAAGTTGTGCAGTACCTAAGAAGTGCATCCAGTCTTTACCTTCTAGCATACCGTCAAATTTCATTGTCATAAGTCTGCGTAGTGTAATAGGCATCTTGCACATATTAGCACCACCCATTGCCCAGCCTTCACAAGCCTTGTCACCCCAAATAGCAGGATCACTAAACTCTTTAACACCTTCGTACCACTTTTCAGCAGTGTCCCAGTCTGAGCCTTGTAGTACATTTAAAAACTTAGTTACGCCTAGTCTACGCTCTAACCAATACTTGTTATTAAAACGTGTTTTATCTAAGCAGTCTTGAAAGTCTTTAAGTCCTGTTTTAGGAGCATGAATATGATCACATGCCCAAGTCGGAACATCAAGTAGCATTGACCAATCTGCTGTAAGCTCTAGCCAATTAAGAATGTCATCTCTAGTCTTGTTTGCAGCAGGACCATCAAAGTTTAACCAATCAAACTTAAGAACACCTTTACCAACCTGATATCCACCCGAGTCACCTAAAATCATTGTTTTACCACGATCTCTATCTTGTACCATAGCATCTTGTACCATAGTCTTTTCAAGATTCAATTGTGCGTGACCTGCTGAATACAAACCATACTTGTATGTAAAGTATCCTTGTTCTTCGTTTAAGAAGTTCATGCCTTCAATTCCGCGGTCAAAGCCCGCAGGAATTCTTTCTTTTGGAATAAATTCACCTAGTCGCTGTTTAGCAACGTAGGTACTATAGAAAGAACTAATAGCTGGCAAATACACAGCGTAGTCTTTCTGTAATGGTGATAAGTTGACTGGTTCTTTCATAATATTATTTAGGCCGCCTGTGCTGGAATGATATATTTGTATGTTGCTAAACCACTGTCTAATTCGATCTGGATAGCACCTTCGTTACTAAGACTCATCTTAGTGTTGTTTACATCTGCAATTTTAAGAATTGCTAAGATACTTGCAACAGGCCAAGTCCAACCACGATCCAATGTACCTATAGTGTCAGTAGCAAACACAAACTCGCCACCATGCGAACCTGCATCACCAAAGATAAACTTCAAATTGCCGTCCTCAGTTTTAGCTAAGAATGTTGGATGCTCACTATTAGCACCTGCTTGGAAGTTAAAACGTTGCACACCAGCAAGTGATGGAACAACTTCTACATCCCACTTAACACCGCGGAACTTAACAGTTTTCATCTTCTCATTAATAATTTCCATAAGCATAAACTTATAGTCGTTTTTAAAATCGCCTGTTGCGTTTTCAAATTTAATTCCTGTTGGAATAGTTTGGTCGTTACGCACACCAGTTGTTACACTAATCTTAGCGTCAGTTTTATATTCACTACCATCTAGCAAATACTTTAACTTTTGAAGCTGTGGCATACCAAACGTGCCAAGCATGTCTGGATAAGGATTGTGCGTCTTTGCTTCCATAATAACTGATCTATCATCAGCCATAGAAAACATTGTAGTTTCACTTTCTTCACCAGATACCTTGACAGTTGTCAAGAATCCCAAGTTCTGTGTGTGATCTACGATATCTTTTAGTATGTCTTTCATTTTTAGAGTTCTCCGTTTGTTATATACATTATATTTAGGTTTTTGTTAAAGAGCAAGAATTTTTTTATCCAAACTACTCAAAGTCAAACAAGCTATTAAAGTTATTATCACTTCTAGTAGATTTAATATCCCAATCCAATACTCCAATAAGGTTGCCAAGTTTTTCGTCAATGACTGCATTTTCCATAGCCTCGCCATCAAATGGCAGTTCTTTAAACCATTGCGGTATTCTTAGTTCGTCTACAGGATATGCAATACTTGTATAGCCCATAGGATTCTGTTTAACTTTACAAACAATAACTTTAGCACCGTCAGTGATAGTAATAGAATACTTGTCATCATTCATACGCTTTAGCGTGTTCCAGTTAATACTTGCTCGAACATGTCCGGGCATGTTAGCTTTACCTTGCTTCTTTTCTTTAGCTTGGTATTCAGTAACTTTGTTTGCACGTTTAGGTGATCCTTTCTCCCAACCAGGTCTTGCTTTAAATTCTGTTCTAAATTCAGTAATGTAATCTAGTACATTTTGTTGTTCGGCACCTGCAAGTACACGAGTCAACACTTCATTTAAAAATTCCTGAATAATAACAGGAGTATCCGAACGTTTAAGATCTAAGCCCATTGCTTTAATCTTTCCGTCTTTGCCGTCTACATCTGTACGTTTGCCTTCAATATCGTAATACAATACAGCATAACGCTTTTTAGTAATAAACAGACCTTTGGTTGCAACAATTTCTCTAGCTGCCGCAATAACATCTGAACGACTCTTTGGACAATGGAATGCATCCATCATAAACTTAGGAAACGTTGTATTGCAGTTGTCGCCTATTGTGTCATACAAGTTCATAACACTTTCACGATCCCACGGAATATTACCTGCATCTATCTCATCTTTAAGTGTGCTATATGCACTAAAGTATGTAGAGTCAGTATCACCATATACAATTGACTTGCCAGTGTGATCATACTCGCCAGTGATAATTTCGTTAATCTTTGCAGCCATATGTTTAACAATAGCTCTGCCACTTAGTGTTGTTGATTGTCCAATACGGTTATCAAAGAATCTACAACCTGGATTAAGAATAGCACCATATAAACTGTTAAGCAAAATCTTTTTAACTAACTGCCTTTTAGCCCAGTATTCTTCTTCAATTGGATTATTTGCAGAAATAGCATCACGCATCTTGCCTTGCATTTCTTTACGTTCTTTATACCAACGTTTTAGTAGTCCAGGAATGATACCTTCTTTTTCGTGTGTAAAGATAGTACCGTTAGCACTAAGCATCCATGGCTGGTTACTTTCGTAAATTAGATCGTATACCTGAGCAGCACTAAGAGTGTCTTCACCGCCACCTTCTTCCCAATCAATAGTAAGTTGTCTACCAACTTCTTTAGCCATTACAGCTTCGTATTCTACAGAACCAAACTGACCTTCCCAAGCACTAGCAAAACTTTTACCTTTAGCCATCTCAGCCTCAATACGTGCTTTAGTACCATCTTGACGTAGTTGACCAACAATAGTTTCTGGACCCATGTTTAACGCACGAATCACACTAGGATATAGTGAGTTCAAGTCAACACTACCAATCCACTCGTGAATACCTTTTTTAGGATATGCTACATAAGCACCAGCTGCTGGCTCGCTGCCTGGCTCTCTGCGAATTCTGTTTGGAACAATAAAGCCACGTCTGTGTGCTTCGTTAATAATGCCTTGTTCTGTAACAGCAACAGCACCCATAGTTGTTTGAATAAGAACTGTGTTTTCGTGTGCAATAGTATTTGCAAGATCAATAAACTTCAGTTTCTTATCTAACTTGTCTAGTAGTGCAGTATCTTGAATGTTATATTCAATAAACGTTCTAAAATTGTTGTTGTATAGTGCATCAAGTGAACCATCATAAACAGTTTTGTTCTCACCGATCTCTAACTCACCAATAGCATCTAGTCGATATGTATGGCGTTCTTCATAATTATATTTTCTATATAGTTCTAATGAGTCTACATGCACTCGTCCAATTAAATCATAAGTTACAGATGTTTTACCAAACTTCTCATACTCACGCTTTTTAGGATATTGATTCCAAAGACACAACCGTTTTGTATCTTCTTTGCTTAATGTTTTAGTAATACGATTAACTGTGTACGGAATATCAAAGCCTTCGCTGTTCCATCCACTTAGTACATCAGCTTCTTGAATTACATCAAGAAATGCATCAAGCATTTCACTTTCTTTCTTAAACAGCATTACATTAGGAATGCCTTCGATAGCTTTCTCTGCTTCTTCCATGCTTAGTGTCTTAGGTGGAATTGCAAAACACACCATTGTTTCCATCCACTGCAAATACACAGAAACAGATGTAATTGGCATAAACGCATCTTCTGGTGAAGCGTATCCACGCTCGGGATCAAAGTCAACCTCAATATCAAAAAACGCAACGTTTAGTTTAGGAGCGTCTTGATTGAGATAGTTATCTTCAAGCATTCTGTAAATTGGATTAATATCGCTTTCAAACAGTTTTTTGTTGCTATGGATAGCAAGTTCTTTGCGAAGCTCTTTGATGTTTTTACAAGTTACCCTTGATAGCGGTTGTCCATATATACTCTGGAACTTACCTCTAGGGTCTGCGTAATAAAAAATATGTCTTGGGTTGTATTCTCGGTAATGTCTATTACCTTTTGCATCACGTTCAACAACGTTAATAACGTCCTGATCGCGATTATAGAAAGCGTCTACGTAACTCATTTATTCTCCTGTATGTCACTTCTGGCTGACAAATACCCATTAAGCAGTTTATGGCCTGCGATTACCTTCTTCACTTTTATTTACCCTGTGTATCATAACGTGTACAACAATCCGGCTAACCCTACTACAGTTAAGATTGCATTAGTAACTATTAATGCTGGTTCTTTCCACATAATGCTGACACTAAGCCAAATAGCACTGCCAACTGTTAATATAGCAGGACCTGCAGGATAATAGCCTAAGGCATTAACTCCAGTTCCAAAAACTAAAATTACAGTAGCTAACCATTTTAAGTAGTGACTCATGCTTGTAAAAAAGCTATTATTGTGTTTAATCATACTTGTATTATAGCATGATTAACGCCGGGTGTCAAGTAGTTTTATATGATGTGTGTAGCAACAAGATATCCGTAGATGTTTACTATTCCAAAGTAGCCTGTTAGTAGCATTACCCATGCCGCTCCCCTTCTATAAGCAGCGTAGCATTGTGTTGTGCTACCTACAAAAAAGAAAGGATATATGAGCGACATGTTAGGGTCTGTTGCGTTCATAGCAAGTGTGAGACTTGCAGCAACAGTGAATACAAAACTAACAAGTTCAAATGCAAAAGCAACTTTATCAGATTGATAGCTATCAATCCAAAATGATTTGATCTTGTTCAAGTGAATTATTCTTTATCGTCGGGGAGGTTTTTGGTAATACCTAAGATACCTTCAATTTCTTCCCACTCTTCTAATTGGGAATTCCAGCTATCTTTGTGTGCAATTTTAATTGCTTTATTAATAATACTCGGTTTAATTTGCAGTTCTTCTGCAACTGCTTTTACAGTGTCTTTTAAGCCTTCGTTCAAATCTTCTACTTCACGTAGTACATTGGAACCTTCTTTAATTAGACGTTCAAGTTTTGCCTTTTCTTCGGGCCCGTACATTTTTGACATAAGTTATCTCCTAGTTGAAGTTATATTATATAGTCATAAAAAAAGCCAGTCAACCTGCAACTGGCTTTTTTATGTAGAATTGGATAAATTCTTTTTACTTGTCTTCAGCTAGTACGTCAAACATTTTAAATGTTCCGCCGTTACGCTCGTAAATTAGTCCTGCAAAAATTTCTGCTTTGTTAGACTCTTCTACTTTAGAAGCAGCAACTCGTTGTGCCCATGTCCAAAGTACATCGTCTACTGGATCAATTTGTTGTTGTCCGCCGCTCTCTTGTACAAGTTTAATCATTTCCTTGTAAGTTAGATTGGAAGGATCTTTAATTACTTCAATTGATTCGTTAGTTTTTGTTTTCTTTGCTTTAACTTCAGACATACATGCTTCAATCATTTCTTTTAGTTTCTTTTGATCGCAACCTGAATATTCTTTGCAAATTGCTGACTTAGTCATTCCCTTGCCGCACATCATTAAAATCTTTTTCTTGTTAGGCATTTTTTCTGCTGTAATTACTTCGGCAGCTTCTTCAACTGATTCTTTCTTTTTGCCAAAGAATTTTTTCTGCTTATCTGACATTTCTTTTTTGCCTTTAGGTGCATCTTTCTTAGCATCCTTAGCAGCTTTCTTCATTGGCTCTTTTTTATCGCCGTCTTTGTCAATGTCTAAGAAGTCTGGCTTACCAGCTTCAGCTACCATGTTTTCAAACTTGCTACGGAACTTTGATTCATTGTTCATTGGATCATTGTCAGCTTGAGCTTCGCCTGTACCATCACACTTTTTACAATCTTTAGCACCATGTTTACCTGTGCCATCACAATGATCACAATCCATATCACGGCCACCGCCTTCTTTAACTGCTGTATCTTTGGACTTTACATCTTCTTTTTTGGCTTTCTTCTTCTTAGCACCGTGGGACTCAGTAACTAAAATTTCCATATCAGAAGCTGGAACTTTCTTTTCAATACCATGTTTAAACTGCACATCGTACCATGCAACGTTACCGCTATCATCTGGAATAGCATGGCTTTCGTAAACTGGTTTACCTTTACCGTACACAGAATGTACTACTGTTGTTGCACAGTCGTGGTCTTTAGAATGACATAAGTCTCTAATCTCGTTATCAGTATAACCTTCAAACACAACTTTTTTATATGCGTTGCCTGATGATTCAACTAATTGCTGTAATGAACCGCTATGTGTGTTAGCGTTTTTACTTTCTTCCTTTGGAAGTTTATTTAATATATCTCTAAAGTCCATAATTTTATCCTTTGGTTTTGTCCCATTGCTCTTTTAATTTATTGCGAATACTTTCACAAGCATTAGCTTCGTACTCACGTGGTCCTTTTTCTCTAGTGCTGTTAGCCTGAAAGTCATAGGACATTTTTTCGTGAACGGAATTAATATGATCATTAGATATAGTAATATAACTGCTAACCCATCCGTCAAGTTCGTCACCTTCTTCAATCATCTTAAATAGATCCATAGCGTTCTTAGCAATGTTTACTAATTCCGATTTGGCCATTTTAGCTTCGTGATCTGGGTGTTTGTTTTCCATATTAATATTTATCTCTTTATCGCCGCACCGCCACCAAAAATGTTGCCCTTCATATCGAGCCCATTTTTAGCTGTTCCATTAGCAGCTTTTGGTTGCTTTACTTTAGGTTGAGGTGGAGCTTTTGTGCCTGATTTGCCGCCCCATGGGTCGCCTGTATAAGACTTTTTACCACGTGCTTTGCCTGGACTTAAATGAGGTGCTTCTACACTAGCAATGTTTCCTGCTGCTGTAGCGCCTGCTGTAGCACTTTCTTCTACGCCTTTATTCTTTTCATAGCAGTCACAATGTTTGCAGTCTGGTCCACAAGAACATTCTGTTACAGGCTTACCGCAACATGCTTCTGAGCACATTTCGACTTTAGCTTCGAGCTTAACTGCAAATAATTCACTTAATAACATACTACTATTTACCTTTCTTCTT